CTCTATGACGGTGGAAAAGCAATGAGGGATATACAGTTCGCCGCTGCTCTAAAAGCCTCGCTCAAAATACCGTCACAACCTGTTGACCAAACCATGGACAGGGATGTTTATTTTGGGACTTTAGCGTCCGCGGTCATGCATTGCGGATTTGAAATTTTCTACCGAGACGATTTTTGATTAAAACTTGTACTTGTTTTGAAAACTGTCCCACTCGTATCGTGAACTTCTTTCACCATAACCAGTGAAACTATCCACAGATTTCATGACAAAAAGATGTACGGCGGTAACTGAAGAAATTGTGAGTAAGAGTGCGATAATCATAGTCAACCATGATGCCATCTTGATTGGCGATTGACTGCAAGAAACTATCGTTTTTTGAAATTAGATATTATCTATCTCTTTCGCAGATACATCCTCAACGATGTCCGCATCTTGAATATCCGCACCATCGCTAAGCGCAGGAAAATCGTTCAATAACTCGTTAATCGTTTCCTTGGGCAATATTCCAGCGTCAGCCATCAATGCGAGCAACTTCTTGCCTTCCGCTTCCGAATCAAACTTTTCAGCCTGAACGACCCCAGGTGCGCCAGCAAGAACTGCACGCAACGGCGAACTTTCACGAACATCCATCTGAACATTGACATTCGTCTGTTCCATGCCCAACAACTTTGCTCGTCTGTCAATAATGGACAAAACAGTAGAAACAGCCTTGATATCGGGTTCTATGGAAACCTCTGTGCCGTCATCCATTTTTTGCTTTCGGTGTTGCGTCATCGGCCAGATTGCGGACTGTAGGGCATCCAACCTCTCCAATTCCATCTGCAAAACTTCAGGATAGGCAAGAAGCGCCTCTTGGTTTAACTTGCCCAATTGCCTACGAATGGAATGAGACACATTGGATGTACCGATTCCGAATCGTCGTGCTATTTCTGAAATAGGCACGCCAGCCTGCCTCATCTTAAAAATGCGCAAATCGCGTTCAGCGAGGAACTCTCTAGTTAAACCCTTTTCAGCCATCGCTATATCGCCTTCATAAATTCAAGAACCTCGAATGGGAAAACTTTTCCTCTTCTCATCTTAGTTGGAAATTCACGCACATCTCGCGCCCCACGGAAATGGCGAACATCGTAGACATAATCGCCAACAGCAGTTGGGTCAGGTGTTAAGGAAAGACCAAATTCCGGCCAGCGTGACCATACGGCTGAACCAAAAGGTCGCAAATCCCTCGTACTTGAACTCGTACCGAGAGGGGCGTGATGCTCAAGCCACAAAGCACATTTGTAGTAGTCGCGCAACATGTCAAAATACTTTGCGACCTCCACCGTTACTGCCTCAGATGTTCGTCCGCCGGGGTCAACGAATGATTTGTAGATGGGACCGAGAAGCAAAAGGTCGGGTCGTATTGTTTCAACAGCCTCTTCAATTATCGCTTTGTCGGAAGCCCTCATTAAATCAACACCTGATGGCTTGATGAGAATGTGGCACTCAGGTGCGCCTTTGAGATACCCGAGGTGCTTGGATGCCCCAATGATGCTCGCTGATGAACGACGGATAATTTTCTCAGGGTTTTCTAAGTCAATAGTTAGAGTGCGAATAGGTTTCATTCTCGCCATCGTGAATGGGTGAATACCGTAGGCACTGCAAATAGCAATTTGACGAGCAAGCATTGTTTTACCAACGCCTTCCGCCGCGACGACGATTACTCTCTCGCCTCGTTCAAGAACATTTGGGATAACCCAGTCATATCCATCTTCAACTTCTTCTAAAACAAGATCTGACCAGTTAACAAGTCGTCCTTTATCAATCTTGTCCTCAAAACCAAATGAGCCGATAAGCATTGACGCTTTGGCTAAACGAACATTTTCGCTTAAATCTTCTCTTACTAATAAATTTGAAATCTGCTCGGCGAGTGAAGTAAGCGGTGTTGTCGCTTCAATGATTGCGTCAGTTTGCTTTTCCTCTTCTTCGTGCTCTAAATCTTCTTCGATAGGTTCAGCATCTTTTAATTCAACTAAATCGTCTAGTGTTCCGCCAGAACCAAGAAGTTCAGAAACATCCTTAAAGTTGCTTGGTGGAACCCAAGAGATAACAGTGCAACCGTTTTTCTCTAAGGTTTTGGCAACGGTCTTTCCATGTTCTCTGCCGATGCTGTCGTTATCAGAGATAATCCAAACAGTTGCGCCCTCTAGTGCCTTGGTGTGAATGTCCAACCATTTGCCTGCACCATTAGGAGGTGTGGTGGCGCAAAAACCAAGTTTGACCATGTTGTCGGCATCTTTTTCACCTTCAACAAGCCAAATTAAATCGCCTGTTCTTTTGGCTTCGATGACCTCAGGGAGCCGATACAGAACTTTTGGAGTGTCATCTAATGTGTACAGATACTTTCCGCTGTTGGCGGGGTCGGGTCTCCTTTGACGGAAAGTTTTCTTTCCCCATTGGTCAACGAACCGTTGCTTCTGAAACAGGAGTTTCCCGTTCTCGTCACGGTAGTCGTATGTTGCTACGAGAGATAGTTTTCTTTCTTCAGGTCTAGGAGGATAAAGGTCTATCACTTTCAGGTTTACCGCGTCACAAATTTCAACGACCGAACAACCTGAACCTCTATGGCATGTAACAAGAACTTTATCGTCTTGACCTAAAGCGACAGATAGAGATGGGTTGTTGTCGTCGTTGCGACACGGGCAACGCGCTTCCCAACCGTTGGATGTTGGGCGGACACCGTTTAAAAGAGAGAGAAATTTGTCTGCATGTTGAGGAATTGAAGCACTAGCCATTATTCATGTGCTCATTTTGTTTTTTAATTCTTCCGCTTCGTAAAGCCCTACGAACAGCGACTGATTGTGAACGCTCCGTAGGCAAGTTGATTTTTTCTTGTCTTCTCAAAACTTCTCTTTCCACTTCGTTCGTACCGCCCCAAATACCGAGTGGCTCAAAACGAAGAGCATAATCTAAACAACCTTGTACAACTTTGCACTTCTTGCAAAATTCTGTTGCTCTGATTTTTGGTCTATATCTCAACGACCGTGAATCGGGATAAAAAAGCGAAATGTCTACTCCACGACAAGCCGCTAGGTTCGTGTCAAAATATTGTTCTATCTCTGTTGGGTTTATCAAGTGTCCCCCTCGTGACTAGGTCTTGATTATCTGCCACAAGACTACAAGCGAAATGTTTATATCGTCAAATATTCTTTTCGTACTTTGCGATTCTTTTTGCAGTTTCCAAATCAAGGAAAACATTGACATACATAACCTTTAGAACATTGTTTTCCACAACCTCTGCGACGACCTCAACACTGTCCTGTGGACAACCTATCGCACTAGCAAGACCAGCACGCAATTGCGCAATATCAACTTCTTCATTGATAGTGCTGTCGTAAAAATCCCAAACCTCTTCCAAGGTAGGCGGCTGTACCAATGTTAGGGCGCGTAACTCTTTTCCTTTTTCTTCGCCTAAGACACACCAAGTGCAAGCAATTTTTGGTGCCGTAGACGCTCGTTTACGAACTTCAATATGACCGCATTCAAGTTTGTGATAATACGAGACATCACCCCAGCCTCCTTGTTTGTCAATTGAGATAATCTTCTTTTGAGGTGCAGATTTTTTGTTAACCACCAAAATAGATTAGTGTAGTAATCTTTGAAATGTGGCAACCATAATGGGTCTAGACCTTTCTTTAACTAGCACGGGCGTAAGTGTGGGTGGAGTCACGAGAAGTATTAAATCAAAAAAACGCGGTGCGTCTAGATTAATTGAAATAAAAAACATAATTAGTGAAATCGCAAAAACCGAAAGAATAGAAATAGTCGCAATTGAAGGCTATTCATATGCTTCCCAATACTCTCAAGCCCACTCAATAGGTGAACTAGGCGGAGTAATCAAAGTAGCAATGCGCGAACTAGGGATACCTGTCGTGATAATCCCGCCGACCTGTAGGGCAAAGTTTGCTACGGGAAAAGGCAACTCAGGAAAAATAGACGTAATGTCAGCAATCACAGCAAAAACTGGGATAATCTTCTCGGGTGCTGATGGAAACGACAAATGTGATGCTTGGATTCTTGAACAGATGACCGCAACATATTTAGGTCAGTCAGCCTACGAATGGAATAAAGACCAAATTTTGGCTTTACAAAAATGTGACTTCACGGAACTGAACGAGGGAAAAAATGGCTAGATCGCAACCTATATCGCAGGTAGAAATTGAATCGGAAATCATGCGTCTCTTGGGGATACTTGAAGAAGAAACGGAAGCCTTTGAAACCCTTGCTGTTGACGCCGCCAAAAAAGATGCGCTCATGAAAGGTAATTGGGCTAAAGAATACTTAGCCGCCAAGGGAAGCATCAAAGAACGGGAAGCATGGGCGGACTACAAACTTTCTGACGAGGCTTATTCGTATAAGATAAGCGAAGCATTGGTCAAATCAAAACGAGAAAAACTTTTGACCGTGCGAACATCTCTTGACGCACTACGCACACTGAATGCTAATGTGCGTGTACAAACGGGAGTATAAATGACCCAATATTCAACCAACACAAACCATACACACCCTCAAAAAGGAACAACAATGAGCAAAAAAGCAACACTAATTATTCTTTATCTAGCAACAATCCCTGTTGCCAACTGGATGATTTCAAACATGGGAACACAATTTTTTCCAGATGGTCCACACACAATCCCTGTTGGGTTTGGTTACAACGCCCCGTCAGGTGTTCTCATGATTGGCTTAGCACTATTCCTACGTGACCTCGTACAAAGAACATATGGACGCAAGGTCACACTCATCGCCATTGCTATTGGTGTCCTCTTGTCGTACGCGGTCAATCCAGCAGTAGCCACTGCAAGCGCAATCGCATTTGCCTGTGGAGAACTAGCAGACTTCGCCGTCTATACAAAACTCCGCAAGAAAACATTGATTGGCGCTGTAGTATCATCTGGAATAGTTGGCGGATTCATTGACTCATTCATTTTTTTACAGATTGCTTTCGGTTCAACCATGTACTGGCAAGGACAGGTTATTGGTAAAACCCAAATGGCTCTGCTTGGTGGTTTACTAATATGGATCGCAAATGATTTATCTAAGCGGATGCCTGCCCTCAAAGCCTGAACTCCAACAAACACTTTACGACAATAACATTGGGTTGATGTTAACCCCGTTCAGTCAACGCAATACCAACAGTTCCCCACATTCGTGGCACTGGGCTGCTGACAATGGGTGTTTCGCAAGTCGTTGGGATGAAAAAATATGGATGAACTGGTTGAAAGGATTTGAAGACCCAACAAAATCCTTGTTTGCTACAGTTCCAGATGTGGTAGCAGACCATATAAAAACCGTTGAAAGGTGGCATCAGTACTGGCAACAGGTCGCATCACTTGGATACAAGCCAGCGTTTGTCTTGCAAGACGGAGCGGATATGTCAACAATTCCATGGAACACAATGGGTTGCCTCTTTATCGGGGGGACTACACAATTCAAACTCTCTGATGAAGCACGATTATTCTGCTCAGAGGCAAAAGATCGTTCCATATGGGTACATATGGGCAGGGTAAACTCTTTTAAAAGAATGTTGCTAGCAAAAGAATGGGGAGTTGATTCAACAGACGGAACATATCTAGCGTTTGGTCCTGATGTGAACACCCCGAAACTTGTATCAATGGTTCAAAAAACAAAAAATGCGACGGTGAATGTACTTCTTCCGTTCTCAACAGTCTTGAAAGATACATAAATGTCAGGTATACACAAAAGCATCGAGCACCTAGCAACACCGCTAGAAAAACTTGTACACCTTGAAAACAACCCACGCAAAGGCAACATTGATGCAATCGTTGCGTCGTACCGCGAATTCGGTCAAGTAAAACCGATTGTCATTAAAGACAATAGTGACGGCACATCAACAATCATTGCGGGAAACCATCAATACGAAGCCGCGAAAAAACTTGGATGGGAGACAATCGCCTGCATCAAATTTGAAGGCGACCTGTCAAGTGCCATTGCATACGCACTAGCCGACAACCGAACCAATGAACTAGGCACAACAGATAGCGACATGCTTTTTGAACTACTCGGAGAAGTAGGTGAAGAGTACGACGACCTCATTGACGCACTCGGATGGGATGAATTTGACTTAGCGGAAATGGAAGGTGACTACTACAAAGAAGACGACACCCCATACGAAGCGCCAGTCATTCAGCAACTGCAACCAGAAGCACCAGAACAGCCGTTACAGCCACAAGCCGTCAGTACGCAAATGAACAACGGCGAAACAGTACTGAGCGCACCAGTAGGCACAGACACCCATCAGGCAGTAACCCAAGGCGCACCATCAGTTGTAGCAAACGGCTCAAAAACAATCGTTCAATACACACTCGTATTTGACAGTCCAGACCAACAAAGAAAATGGTACGACTTCATTCGGTGGCTAAAAACAGACCCCGGCACAGACGGTGAAACAACAGCAGAACGAGTACTCAATTTTGTTGACTCGCACGCCAACTATTAAAATCTAGTCTTCTACTTTAATCAGACCCTCAACAATCAACTCTTCCAAAGAGTGACTGTCAAGCAACATCATGATGTAATTTGCATCAGGATCCATCGCGTCACGCGCATCACATAAAAAATCAATAACTTCAGCCTCAGATAAACCGCGCTTGATACTCCACGGTTTGAAATCACGAGAAACTTTAATAGCAGAACCTAGACGATTGACCAAAACATCCTTGTTATCCACAGGACGCTTTTTAACAATTTTTTCTCGTTTCATAAGTGCCTTTCGTTATACGAGAGTATATTAACACCGATGAATATCCCTCCACAAAACCCTAAAAAAAGAATAGACACACGCACTAATAGAAAAAGACCGCCATCAAAATCGCGTCAATCATTAGAGTTTTTAGGCATAGAGGAAACACCGTTAACCAAACCAACGAAATACATGATTTACGGTGGTAGTTCATACAAGGTTTTGTCTTACGCAAAATTCAGAGGCGAACGAGCATTCACTGTCGTTGATTACCGTGAGTTCTGTTCGCACTCAGTTTCAGCAAAAAGTGCAGACGCCGCATTACAGCACCTAACCAAATGTGGATATGTCACAAAGCACGACAAACCTTACGACCCCAAACACCCCAATGTGAAGAACTTGTACCGAATCACAATGGTTGGCGAACACGCACTCATGTACCTTGGCAGAAAACGGCGAGAACAAGAAGAAGCGGAACAGCGACGACTCGGTCGTGTTTACGCTCAACTTGGTTTAGACGCACTGAAAAGACAACAACGGTCCCCGCTTATTTAAATCTAAACGGAAAAGAACGCACATATGAAAATACAAACCAACATCATCAAATGTGCTGACGCATTAGAAGAACTAAAAAAACTGCCCGACGACAGCATCAATACCGTTGTTACATCACCCCCGTATAACAAGAAGGGGATACAAAACGGCAAAACACAAACAACAAATCAAATTTGGCAAAAACACAACATCGACTACGGCGAATACCACGACAACATGCCAGAAAATGACTACCAAAACTGGATAGTAGAGATAATCAACGAACTACACCGTGTCATCACGCCAAACGGCTCAATCTTTTTTAACCACAAGCCACGCCGATACAAAAACGAAGCGCGACTACCAACAGAGTTCATTCACCAAACAAACGCCAACATTTATCAACTCATAATATGGAACCGTAAAAACAGTCCGAACATTCGTAAAGACCATCTGTTGCCGAACACTGAACATATCTATTGGCTATCAAAAAACAAGCCACAAACATTCAGAGAAAACCTAGACCCGCAATATCTCACCGAAATATGGGACATCTCACCACAAAAACAAACTACGCATCCCGCACCATTTCCATCTCAACTCGTAGAAAACTGTGTGCTTCTCACAACGCAACCTGAAGACATCGTCCTAGACCCATTTAACGGAACAGGGACAACGACCACAACAGCCAACCGACTAAACAGGCAATACATCGGCTACGACATAGACCAAAACTATGTTCAAGAAGCACAAAGCAAAATCATCCAATGAACGCACATCTACTCAATATTCTTCATAACGAAAACTGCATCACAACAATGCAACGCATCGCCGACGACTCAATAGACCTCGTCTTGACCTCACCCCCATATGACAACCTCAGGCATTACGACGGCTACACATTCAACTTCCTCATAACAAGCCAAGAAATCACAAGAATCCTCAAACCCGGCGGAGTACTCGTATGGGTAGTAGGAGACGAAACACGCAACGGAACAGAATCAGGAACATCATTCCGCCAAGCACTGCAATTCATGGACAACGGCTTAAACCTCCATGACACCATGATTTACGAAAAAAACAGTTCAACATTCCCCGCACAAAAAGCATCTAACAGATACACACAAATATTTGAATACATGTTCGTCTTTACCAAAGGCAAACCCACAGCGACCCTCATTTGCGACAAGCCGAACAAATGGGCAGGACACAAAGATTATGCAGGCAAACTCAAAAACCCCGTACCTGACTACTCGCCACGAACAAACATATGGCGCTACACCACCAGCAAAAACTCGTTTGGGCATCCAGCCCCATACCCGTTAGAACTGGCAAAAGACCACATTAGAACGTGGACAACACCACACCAGACGGTCTATGATCCATTCATGGGGTCAGGCACCACAGCCATAGCCTCCATAGAACTAGAAAGAAACTGGATCGGAAGCGAAATATCCGAACAGTACTGCGAAATCATAAAAACCCGCATCACCCAACACGACAACCAAAGATAAAAGGAATAAACAAATGGAAATGCCTGACCTACCACCAGAACAAAAACTAATAGAAGACCGCAGGGTTCTCAAGTTCTGGGTTGACCATTGTCGTACTCTTGAGGAGAAACTCGATGAAGCAAGAGAAGAAGCAAATCAATTAAAAAGTCTTCTCAAGATATGGATGCCTGAAGTAATGAGCGCACGCTCCGAAGATTATTTTGCCGCTGGATGGCTTATCAGCCTCGATACAGAACTTCCCAAGATGGATGTGGATATACACAACGCGGCAACAATCCTTGGGGAGATTCCGACCTATTGGGACGGAAATAGCGACCCCGCAATAAATACGACTTGGCGGACATACGAAAAATGAACCGCGCCCCAAAAAACAAAACAGTCCCCCGCTAGATAAACTAAAACAATATGGACACACTCTTAAAATATCCAGTGATGCACCTAACAGCCCGAGAAATACTGCAACTGCGCACATTCGTCACACACTGCAAAAATAATAAAAATCAACACAATGTCACTGACCGCAAATACACGACAAAAGCCACAGAAAAAGGCATCATCATGCTCGGAAAAGCAGGAGAAGTCATCATCTCCCGCTACTACAACACACAAATAGATTGGGACATCTACATAGGCGCAGACAACGGATACGACACCACAATAAACAACAAAAAAACCGAAATAAAAACCTCATCCCAAAAAGACCTCATCATCAACGACCCCGAACACTGCAATTACGGACTCTGGAAACCAGATGTAGAACAATGCATCATCGTCCACTGCAACCAGCCCAAAGACCAATGGGAAAACATCGGCACAAACACCAAATTCCAAATAATCGGCGGAACAACCCGCGAACATTTCTTTGCAAATGCCCAAAAAAGCGACTACGGTTACGGACCCCGACTCACGCTAAAAGAACACCAACTAATACACCTATAAAAGGAGCATGAAATGGCAAAAACGAAACAGCGAGAAATATATGCCCTCAATGTAAAAGAACGGCAAATGAAAGAACTCATCGGACTCGTCCACGAACAAAGACAAAGACTCATACAAGACATAGAAGAAATGGGCGACTCACACAACCTCCTTAAAGACGGAATCACCGAACTCAACGGAATAATGAAAGCATTAGAACGCGCAATCTACTTCCACGACAAATTCTATGAAGCAAACAAAACACAAATCGCCCAAAAACGCAAAACCCTAAAAAAACCTGAACGCCGCGCGCAAAATTCAAAAACCACCCCAACAGTCCCACAACAGATTAACTAATACACCTATGAACGAACACCGCAGAAAATGCGCAGGACACACCGCACATAACGGAAGCCCATGCAGGCGACAACCCCACCTCACAGAAATCTATTGCCCGATACACAAAAGAAACAAACAAAAATGACCGAACAAGAATTTCACGAAGAAATAGAAGAAATACTTGAAATACTCATACAAAAAGGACTAGTAGAACGCTTCATCCGAGAAGACGGACAATGGGTCTACGCATCCACAGATAAACAAAAAAACCATGGCAAATAAACAAAAAACCGAACCCACCGCAGGAACAGAAATACTCCTTCAAGCCCACCAAATCGTCAACCAAGACCGTCAAAACACATACGGACACCCAAAAGACGACTACACAAAAGTCATCAACATATTTGAAACGCTCACAGGAAAAAAACTCACACTAAACGACGCAATCCTCTTCATGGTCTCCGTCAAACTCGCAAGACTA